CATCATTTAACATAGGTTGACCTTTAATATTTAACGAAGTATTAAGTAGCATTGGTACACCTGTTCGTTCATAGTATTCTTCTAGTATTTGTCTGAGTACACTTTGGCAATCTTTCTTTACTACTTGACATCTAGAAGTGCCATCAATATGAATAACAGAATTGTAATCGTGTTTTGCTTTACAAGTATACTGCATATACTCATTCTTGTGTCCATCAAAGTATTCGTCTGCATACTCTTCTAGTATTGCTGGTGCAAATGGTCTAAATCTTTCTCGTTTCTTTATATCATTTACTGTATCTTTGACATCATATCTTACATCTGCAATGAGACTTCGATTACCTAATGCTCTTGGTCCAAACTCTGCTTTACCATTTGCAATACCACAGACTCGTTTTGATAATAAGTAATCAACTACTTCTTTGGGATTGATATTATTTTTTATATCATATCCAAGATATGGTGACCATTTTAATCTAGTCCCACCTGTTTCTTCTGCCCATGTTTTTGCGGCACACCCTAAAGCACTACCAGAATCACCTGGTGCAATTGCAATATGCATATCGTCAAACATATCTCTTATCTTTGAATTCGCAACAATATTCTGTGCGACACCACCAGAATAAATTAATTTACTTCCGTGCTTTCTTGCAGTTCGCATAATTTCTAATATTTTGTTTTCTGCAAATTCTTGAACTGATGCCGCAATGACTTTTGCATCATGTGTTTGTTTTAATTGCCAAAGTTTTTGTATAAATCTTTTTTCTAAAGGAACAATCATTGTTGGATATCTACGATATAGAAATCCCATGCCTGATTTTTTTCTTTCTTTTATTCTTGTATCTAGAGTATATTTTAATCTTAAAAATTCTTCTCTAGTGTATTGACTATACGATTCATAATAGTCTGTAAAAAATTGCACTAGATTTTTATTGGGTTCTGCATATGCAGACAAACCCATAACAATATATTCGTGTTCTAGTGGTTTGTAACCTAACATTTTAGTTGTATAACTATAAATTTTACCAATAGATTGTGGGTCATGAATATCGTCTATGACATTAAACTTAGAATCATAAATTACAGAAGATTGTTCTTCTCCAGCACCATCAATTGATACCATAACTATATCATCATTTGTTTTCCATGGGCAAGTATATAAACCTTGTGCAACATGTGATTCGTGATGCATATGTGACTTATCGTATGTACCTTCTACTTCTTCTGGAAAATATCCAAAAGTTCCACTACGAGTTACACTTTTACTCATGTCTCTTAATTCATCAGGAAATACTTCTTTACGAAGATTGTGCATCTTGCTTCTTATAGAAACATTTTCATAGAATGTAACAACGTCATCATCTTTAATGAGTTCCATTAATTTATATGATAATCTAGGGTCGTATTTTACTTTTGAATATCTTTCTGAATGTGCGGCAAATGATACTGAACCATCTTCTTCAATGATTGATAGTCCAGCATCATGGAATTCACTTGAAAAACCTACGTATCTCATTTACCAATAGTTGTTTTGCCACCTCTACTTCCAGTACCTGCATATAAACCAAACCAAGCGGCACCAGCACCGACTACAACAGATATTAAACCTGCTTGAGCAGTATTGGGGTCGGGTAAAGTTGTAAACCATATCGTTGTTTTATATAACAGATATATGTAGGTAGAAATAAAGACACGTGGAAAGATTCTCCATGCATCTACGGCCTCAGATAAATCTATCAACCATTGATATTTATTTACCTTCGGTGCTTTTAAAGTTGGGTCGATTTCTAATTCAACTGCAACTTTCTTTTGTACTATATTTAAAGTATCTTCTGCCATAATTACTCCTTATAAAAGAAGTATTTATGCAGATGCTAAATCTTCGTAGACAGATTTCCAGTCAGGATATTTTTTGAATTGTTCGTTATCCATATTGAACCCGTGTTCAAACAATACTGAGTCTAGACCATATTTAAGTCCACATTCTGCATTTTGAACTTTGTCTTCAATCCATAGATAACCACTATCTTGATATTCTTTGAGAATTCTATCTTTGTTTTCACCAGTATCTAAACAAATAATCTTTTCAAAACAAGTATCGCCAAAAATCTTTTCTAAGTTTTGCTTACGTAATTGTTGAGCAGAATAATCTTTAGATAAAGAAGTAATACAATGAAATACATACCCAAGTTCTTTGTGAATCTTTGGTACCCAATGTGCGGCGTCTCTCAATGCTGGTAAGAAACCTATTGCGGCAGACTGGTTAAATGTTCTAATGTGATGCTTTGCTTCTTGTTTACTAATATAGAAATTATCTGCAACATTATAAGAACCCCAACCTTCTTCTCGTTTTTCTTCACCCTGTTGTTGCATGTAAATACTAAAGGCGTATCCCCAGTTCAGGAGAACACCATCACAATCAGTTAGTATTACTTTGTTATAAGGGTCTTTATTGAGCATGTGTGTATTATAGCAAATACAACACCTTTTGTCAAGTGATTAAATCAATCAAATAGAAGTTAAACATCATAAAAAGTAATGTACCTACTTGTAGTATAGATGCATAGATTACGAATTTAAGTGCATTGTCTCCCCACCACTTTAACTCAGTATCGTTCCATTCTTTTATTTGCTCTGGAGTCGCTTCTTTATATGTGTATTGTTTTTTATTCATAATAATCTATAATTAAATGTATTCTATCTTTATCAGATGCATTGTTTACCGAATGTACTTTAGAATTATCTATTTCGTATGCCTGACCTTCTTTCATATTTACCGCATGTCCTGCATTAATAACATAAACTTTATCATTTGTAACAATTGGTATGTGAATTCTTTTATATAAATTCCCAATAATTGTATCTACATGTGGTAAAATTTTTGTATTTTTTTCTAATAAATTAAAAAATATATTATATACTTTACTTTCACCACCTAAGTAATCAAAAATAGGTTTAAAAAATTCTTTATCATAAAACATATTATATAAATCTGTTTCTTTGTTTAACCATTTAAGAACTATTGCTTTATCAAAACCAGAAGGTAAATGCATTAATTTATTATTATTTTCTCTCTGCAATTTATTTAAATATTTCCAATCTAAATCACTAAACTCATTTTGATAAGTAGAAACATCGATATTAAAATCAAGTGTTTTTATGTTCTCAATTAGCGATGAATTCATTTGCTAATGTGTAAACTGTTTTTTTACCATCTTTCAATGCAATTAACTTTCTTTCTCTGTTTTCAGATAAGATTGCTTTGCATGAAGCATGTACCCACCCACTATTTGGTCCGTCTGCAGGATTATAGAATTCTAAAATCACTTGGTCATAATCACAATTATCAGTAATCCAATCTGCGACTTCAAGGTTAGATACTCCGTCTATTTCTAAATCAAGTGCTTCTCCTTTACTGTGTTGTGATTTAGTCGAACCACCAATTGCTTCGTTCAATGCTGGTGACCTGTAACCACTATTAATTCTTACTGGTTTACCAAAGTGGTCTCTTAGTGGTTGTGCGATTTCATCTACCACTACTTGTAAATTATCTAGATGTTCTTGTTCAGGTGTATTATCAATACTTAACTTAGTTGCAGTTGCACTTCTAATTACTTCGTCTAAACTGAAATTCTTACTAAGTTTCACAAACTCTCCTTCTTAAATCACTAGTAGAGAATCTATGGTCTCTTTTGTTGAAAAATATTTCAATATCTCTCTGACGGCAAATGTCTCTACCTGTAAAATCTTTATCACGATATTCGTCTCCTAATATTCTTACGTCAATAGTATATAGACTTAAAATGTCTTCTAAGTCTTGTTCTGTTGCATATGGTATAATCTCGTCAACATATTTAATACCTTTAAGTTGTGTATATCTTTCGACAATTGTTTGAATAGGTGAATTTTTTTCTTTTCTATCTACACTTGGGTCAAACTGTAAACCAACTATTAAGTAATCACATTGTTCTTTTGCATCACGAAGCATCTGGACATGACCCGCATGTAGTAAATCAAACGTACTGCAAGTGAAACCTATTCTCATTGTAATTTTCTCCAGAGAGAATGTAAAACATAAAACCAAACACCATTGATTGCGGGTTCAATAAGTGCGACTGTGCCTGCTTCCCATAAACTAGCACCAGTCATTACAGATACGACTGTCATTGCAATGATTATATGACCTACAGTATAAATTAATGCCAATGTTAAACTAGACTTCTTAAGAAGACTATTAAATGCACCTTGAATACCTGTTGTAAATTCTGTCACTTTATGTTTCCGTCTTTTGCTTCTTTAAATACATAGTTTGTTATCATAATTGGTACAAGAACTGCAATATGTATCATGATTGAAGTGACAATATCATAGTTTTGCCAGTCTAACCAAACAATCGCAACTATACCAAAATAACAAGACCACATTACAAACAATGCTAATGTAAAATAACTTTGAATACTTGGGTCTTTAATATAACTTAGTGGATTGTATCGATTGTCCATAACACCACGCCAACAAGTCAATACCCATTCAATCAATTTCATTACTATTTTCATTTTTTCTCCAACATTTCTTTTGTCATTATATAATCTCGTACAAAATCAGAACGAACTATATCTTTCCAATCAAACTCTATAACTGAAAATCTATTTAGATGTTCAACTATATTAATAAATTCAATAATGCCTGCTTTATCTTTTAACTGTTTGAAATCACTTTGATAGTAATCACCACAAAAGATAATTCGACAATTATTGCCAACTCGGGTAATTATACTATCTAGTTCATGAAATGTCAAGTTCTGACATTCATCAATTATAAGAATAGAATTGTTAAATGTGGTACCACGAATGTAAGATGTTGATAAAAACTCTATCTGGTGTTTAGTTTTAAGTGTCTCATACGAGTTCTTATCATTAAATAACTCTGTACACATTTGTTGGTATGGTGTTTCAAATGCAGATAACTTTTCTTCTACAGTCCCTGGTAAGAAACCTAAATCTCTTGTTGGCACAACACTTCTTATGATAACAAGTTTTTTATAATCTGTTCTACCGAAAACCTCATTTAGTCCAAGATATAAAGACATAAATGTTTTACCTGTACCAGCACTTCCATTTAAAACTAAATTATCTCCACCTTTCCATGCAGAAAAAGTTTCTTGTTGATTTTCAGTAATGGGTTTTATATTAATTGGTTTTAATTTCATTTATACTAGACAATTCAATGTCTTCAAATTTCTTATCATCAACTAACCAAACTAGTATTTTCTTTCCTTCTTTTTGATTTATTTTTACATCTTGAAGAGTACATGTTTTAGTAAACACTTTTTCACTGGTCATGCTCTTGAAAGTAATAATTACATTACCTTTTAGTAAGTGTTTTTTTAGTGTCTCAAAATCCATGTAAGGGTAGATATGCATTAATGATTTCTTTTACCGTCAAATACACAAACAAAATATAAATGTTCTGTGCTTTCATTATAAACTCGATGAAATGCTCCATCTGGTATTAGAATAACATCACCTGGTTTTACATTAAATTTTTCATTATCTACTTCCATAGTGCCAGTGCCACTTACAAAGAAATAAACTTCTTCTTGACCTGAGTGGTTATGTCCTGTAGTTTGTTTAAATGGATTCAATAATGTTGAACTCAAAACAAGTTTATCAAGAGTTTTATTATCTTTAAGTAAATAAGTTTCATTGTCTTTGACAATTTCACCACCAATATCGTTAATCGTGAACTGTATTGGGTTTTGAGAGTCCATGTTTGACGGCGACTTCATTATTTCCACCTGCTTCTTTTTTAATTTTAGTTAGTAAATTTTTCCAATCACCACTTGTTTTGTTAAGTGTTGACCCTGCTTGAGATATTGATGCGGGTGCAGATACTTTTTTCTTTAGGTGTGGATTGTCTGCTTTAAATTTATCTAAGTCTTTATAAGACATTCGATGTTCTTCTATCTCGTTTGTTTCAGTATTGTAAAATTCATATGTTATCATAATATACTATTTATAGTTGACGTAAGGGAGAACTCGAACTCCCTTACGAGATAAGACCACCCCCTATTGTGTTTCGTTATAAGAATCACATATAGATTGCTTAAGGAATCCACGTTTTATGGTGAGTTTTCGAACTAAATTATCTTTACCTTGTTTCTTTAATCGATAAATTCTATTATCTAGTTCTCTTTCATCTTTCCTTAAACGTTCTACTTGTGCCAATGTCATACATTGCCCTCCTTAAGTATCATAACGAAACTGGGAGTCAAGTTCTTTAAAAGTTCCCTACTTATTCGTCAAATCCAGAACCTTTAATCAGACCAGGGAATGCCTCTCTGGCAAGACCTTCAGTAAGATACTTTGCAGGTTGTTCTTTGTTTATCATTTTAATAACAATCTCTGCATCTTCCGCATGAATAGATTCTAACAACTGTACAAATTTTCGTTCTATTTTGAATTGAGGTACACCTTGAGTTCTTCTACCACGTACAAAATCACCAAATTGTCTATGCAATCTTCTCAATGAAGATGGCACACTTTCTGGTCGATTTGGTGTATATGGTGGTTTGCCTGCAGGTAACATAAACTCTAGAGTACTATCGTAACAACCTCGAACAACATCTTTTAATGCTGGTATAGAGTTGTCTTGTAAGAATTTTACTCTTTCGTTCTTGCTTTTAATGTTTTCAAAACGTTCTAGAATTTCGTATAGTTCTAATTCCATAATTATTTCCTATAAAGTTATATATAAAAATTACTCCCTTTACGGGAGTAATTTCACCAAAGTTAAACTATTTAGTTAACTTTTAAAAGCATCTAAAAGAATGCTTTTTGTTTCTGTGACACCAGGCATGTCATTAATATATTGACCATCACTATCAAAACATTCTTCATCAAACTTAGTTTGAATAAAATCTGCCTGTTGTTCAACATAGTCTACAAAAGATTCATATGGTTTTTCACCATGTGCTTTTCTTTCATAGCAATTCTCTGCATACATTTTACGTGCAAATAAATCTAACTCAGATAAGTATTCTTCTGAGTTATCACCAGACCAATATGGTTCGCTTCTAATATTACTCATGATGCGATAGTATAATTTGAATCAGAAATAATTGTTTTACCATATTCATCTTGAAACTTGAGTTTCTCAATGAAATAGTTTTCAAATAAACCTTCATCTTCTTGAAGGTCACCATTTAATTGCATTCTTTTTTCTAAAGACTCATATGCCTCAGATTCGTAACTTTTGAAGTCTTCATAAGATATAACTTCACCTTCACGAACATTATAATAATGCGATAATAATTGACACTCTTTACTGTTAAGTGCAATCGTTACAGGATAACCAGTCGCTATATGCTCTAGTTCTACGTAATTTTTTAACTCTGTCATTTATACCTCTCTATTAGTTAAGTTATTATTGTACTTGGTTTTGCAAGAATTGTCAAGTCTTTTTTTAATTAATTTAAAGAAATCGTCTAATTCTTTTTGTTCTTTTTCGGTGGGTTTAAAGTGTGGGTTTAAGAAGTACTCTTCTAGAAGAGTACCTCTTTTATAACCTCCGGTGCTTCGCACTAGGCAACCTCGTCAACTAAAATTAATTTTCTTTTGCCAATTTTTATGTAACCTTTTTCTCTATCTACATAAACATCTTTGTATTTTGTAAAATCTCTAACTTTGTACTGTGTATTTTTCATTAAAGTATCGTACACGTCATCTAAGAAATTTTTATCTGCTTGTTGCATTGCCATTATGCCACCTCTTTAACTGATTCTAAGTAATCAGCATTATCAAGTGCATTCAAAACAATCTGTTTCTTTGCTTCTTCTACTGAAAAGACAGAAAAGAACCTTCTGACTTTTTCAGTCTCGCCCTTCTCGTTTTCAACTTCTTTCATAAAGAATAAAGTTGCAAACTTCTTAAGACCTTTCAAGTCTTTACCAGAACACTTTAAATATTTAATCATCTGTTTGAAAGTCGCAAATTCTTGACCTTCAACAGCACCATTGACTAAAAGAGTATCAAAGTTAGAACCTGTATACTCTCTTTTACTTATTGCATTAATCATTTTTACCTCTCTAATTAATTTATGTTGTTATTATAGCAAGTGAATCAAGTATTGTCAAGTCTTTTTTTCACATTTTTTATATGTCCACGTAATTGTTCCATATTAATCTTAGTATCATAATCAAACAAACTTAAATCTATAGGTTCTGGACATGACTTAATTAGGTCATCTAAGTGAATAGTTTCGATTCTACCCTTTAATATGTATTGACCATCGACTATTTCTATAATATCGTCCATATTACGTCTCTCAGTCCACATGGAGTTATTAACAGAAACATGACTAGATGATACATCTATATCATAAAAATCGTCTGGTGGGACTCCTAGAGAGTCTGGTGTGAATTCAGAATCACCACTTATATAGTTTACTAGCAATGGAATTGCAGTATCTACACTACCATAATGCGAAATAAACTCTATATTATACTCTTTACACATGTCTATATGTTTTTGTGTCATTGTAAATCCACACATAACTAGTATTGTGCCTTTTTGTAATCCACCATTTTTATCAAAGAATTCAATAAACCAACCTAGCATTTTTTCGTTTGGTATCATTACGTGATTAAAGTCAATTAAATTAAGACCTTTGACTTGCCATTCGGTAAACTCTGCTATTGTAAACGACCTATGTTTTTTAACTACCATAAGTGCTGGTAATAATGTACACAACATTGCACTAACATGGTGCATATTTTTACTATGTAATATTTTAGTATCTGGTTTTAATTTAAAAACATCAATATTTCTTTGTGCTATTGCATATACTTCTTTATGTGTGAATTCAACTTTACGAGAAGGTTTAGTAGAACCAGAAGTAGAACTAATTAAAAATATATCATCTTCTGATACTTCACTAATATAATCCATACCTGTTGGTATTTTTAATTTAAGTTCTTGTGCATCAATTAGTTCTTTACTATATTCACGAATCATTTTACCATGTAAACCACCATGAAGTTCATCGCCTTTAAAATTATCGTGAATCAGATAATCAACAGGACCATGAAGTGCAATTTTTGTGTAAGGTAAAGACTCTTCTGTTGCAGGTGCATCAATCAAGAATATTTTTAGACCTAACTCAGCACATGCAATAATAGATGTTAAATGTAAATGATTTACATCTAGAATACCAATAGCAACTGTTTCTCCTTTACGAACATTGTAGTTCTCTTTGAGTAACATTTTCCACTGTCTTATTTCATAAACAAGTTCTGCTTTTGATTTATTGTTATCAAAGTTTATTTCATCATTGATAATATCACGACTAATTATCTTGTTCTTGTTTTCCGACATTGTATAAAATTTTGTGTGTAAAAGGTTCTGTAAGTTTACTTTTAAAAAACTCAAGTGATTCTGGGTCAGGAAATAATATTCTTTCTATTTCATGTTCACGAACTGCCTTAACTGCATAGTCTGTAACGTATTCGTAAATAAATGCTTCTTCAGGACGTTCAGTATGGTCCATCAAAGTAATATCAAATATTTCTTCACAATTCATTAGTGCTGGTAAAAAGTAGTAATCAATACATCTATTGTGATGAATTGTTCTAGACATTGCACAATTTTTATAAGGAAATGGATACTGTTTTGCAGACTCGATAATTTGTTTATGTGTAAAGTAATCAGGGTGCCACCATTCATCAATTTCTTTTATGTCCATACATGGGTCAATAGACATAACTGCATACGAATCTTCACTTACTTCCCAGGGTTGAATAGGTGTACCAGGATATGGTGCAACATCGTCCATCAACATAACATTGTTTGTACCTTGTTCGTTTTCCCAATGACTATATAAATTTACTACATCGGCATAAAGACCATCTTTTAAATCCATACGAGTCAAACCACCCGAATTGTTTGGGTCTAATGGTCTATTTAAATCATGTACACAAAATTCTTGATAACCACGAAACCACTTACTGTGAATAGTAATCATATATTTAACGGCATCTAACATATGTTTTGCATCTTTTCTTGTTTTTAATATTCTATCTGAGCAAGTAATAACTTTAAATCCAAGTTCCCATGCCGCAAACAAGGCCGCATAGTAATCATTTGGACAATTTAATGTTGTAACACTAATACTATCATGTTGTTTCATGCCTTTATCAAGAAACATATGTTTGTATTTGTTGATTCTTTGACATACTTTTTCATATGTCATGCCATTTATGATAATATTAGGATTTATTAGTTCTCTTGAAATAATCATTCTTCATCTCCTTTATAAATTTAGAATGTATCTTACAACCAATAAACTCATTAAAATAATCATTTCTTAGTAGAACATCATTTTCAAATTGAAGTTTTGCTTCGTAATAAGAACACTCACCTTTTGTTCGACATAATTGTAGTATTTTTCTATCAAATTGAAATCCTTGTTCTGCAAGTTGTTTTACTTCTGCAGAAGAACCATGATATGTTTGCCAGTCTGATTGAACTCTGGTTATAACTCTACGTTTTCTTGATTTATTTTTAGGTAGAACTTTCTTTTTCCAAAAGAATTTTTTACCGATATATTTCATACCAGTTTCAAGTTCTGTTACTTCGTAGACAAAACCCTGATAGTTTTCAAGGTCTTCTTCACTCATATTAAATGGTTCATCATTATAATACCACATAATGATATATAGACTTAATTTAACAGTTCAGTTACGATAGCATCTGCGCCACACATTGGGCAAAAAACAGGTTCTTCGTTTTCTCCTTCTTCAACAATTATATGTGTGTCGACACCACACACATCGCATCTTATTTCGTATTCTCTTTCGACAGAATCTAACAAACTAACAACCTACATTTGCTATTGCTTCATCTAATTTATCTTCAATACGTTCTAATGTTTGTGGTGTGTCCACATCTTCCCAACCCCAATCGCCTTCAAGACCATTGACAGAATACTCTGTGACTCTTTTTTCAAAAAAGTTGTCGTGTGATGCGCCATTGAGTACCCAATCTAACCATGGTAGTGGATTGTCTTTTGCATTAAAGTTTGGTTTCATACCAAGTTGTAATAGTCTTCTATCTGCAATATGTCTTATATATTGTTTAACTTCTTTCTTTTTAAGACCTTCTATTTCGTGGTCATTGTATGCAAGGTCAATAAACTTATCTTCTAACTTAACAACATCTTTTGCAATCTTGTAGATTTTAGACTTAAGTTCATCTGTGACAATACGTGTGTGTTCACCACAAAAATCTCTAAATAGTTTTGCATTACCTTGGACGTGTAAAGTCTCGTCACGAATCGACCATTCGACAATTGTCCCCATACCTTTCATTTTACCAAATCTTTGAAAGTTTAATAACATTACAAAAGATGCAAAGACAGACAGACCTTCGTTAAATACT